CCACCTTTCGGTGGACGATACTGCAGGACCCCGCATTACACTTGTTCTTAGATTTCATTCTTTGGACATCAACGTATGTTAAGTCCGTAAGTATTCTGGGTTAAGGACTCCATAAACGGTCTCATTCGGCTCTTTCAGTAGAGTGATTAGAGAAAAGGTAGGCAAGCGGCCTATCGCGTTACCCTAAGGTCGGTGAATATTCCGATACCTTGAAGACCAATGATGTAGAACCATTTGAGTCGCTTTGTTTGCTGCTGCCGTGTTGGAGGGCTCGCACCCCCGATGCATGGTTTGGTCCATCAATCTTTAAGGTGCTGTTCACTATACTAAAGTTATCTTGCGACAATCTTTACTACAGCAAACAGACCTATGCCTTCTCCATCTTGGATTAAAATTAAAGAAATTTTAGTCTTCGTGAGAGTGGCAGTGTGATCTTTAGGATTAAAATCATACATGGGTTCGTTCGACCTCCTTAGAACAAGAATTGAAAGACTAATTCAATTAAATGGCAGAACTTTCGTTTGCCAATATTTGAAAGAATGCTTTCGACTTGTTGTAAGATGGGCAGCTAACGCATATGCGCCTCATGGTAACATCGGGGTGTCATGTGTTAGAGGCTTGCCGAGAATTATACCAGCTCAAATCAGACTTGCTATGATTCAGTGAAAAACTGAAGATAGCCTTTCTGGATTTGCTGTGATTAGATGTGTATTGACGGTGTTATCATTGTATCGAGTCATTGGGGTGAAAGCCCCTGTTGACTTAGGTACCATAATATCCCCCTTTAAAGGGGTATACCAAACAATGGACTCTAACGTTATTTCAGCAATCGCTTCATGACTGAAAGTTGGATTGGTTATCAAACCGGTCTCATTATTTATTAGCGAATCATCTGGTCCTAACTATAAACAAGCAATCTGGGGTTCCCCTCTAGATGCAGTAGCATTCCTATTTAATCCAATAATATGGTTTAACTTCGCAATGTGCTGTTTCCTGAGTGGCAACCTGTGATTTCTATGTTGACAAGTTGGAATCGTGATTGGTTCACTTCCACTACTACCGTTGCTTTGAATCATTGGGCTGTGCCCTGTATGATTAGGTAAACTGGCTGTAGTTAAAGAAGGTGCAGGTAAGAATCGAATAGTTGCGCTTACTGATTATTGGACACAGGCTTTATGCCTGCCATTGCATAATGCAATTTTCAAAATTTTGAAAACCATTAAACAGGACGGAACTTTTGATCAACATGCACCAGTCTCTTTACTACATGACAGAATCCTGACATCGGGAGCGTGATCCTTTGATCTTTCTGCTGCAACTGATCGATTACCAGTGCTTCTCCAATGTCAAATCTTGACGATCCTAGGATTGTCTTGATCTAAATATTGGATGGGCCTTTTGGCATATAGACAGTGAGCTTGGAAAGGTAAGGGTATAATGTACGCTGTTGGACAACCAATGGGCGCTTATTCATCTTGGGCTATGCTTGCATTAACGCATCACTTTGTGGTGCAATATGCGGCTTACTCTTGTGGATGACGAACCTGGTTTCCGTGGTATGCAATAGTCGGTGACGATCTGGTAATTGCTGATGAAGCTGTTGCCATTTCTTATAAATCACTAATGAGTGATTTAGGTTTAGACATAAATATGTCTAAATCACTGATCTCTTCATACTGCTATGAGTTTGCTAAACGATGGGTTCATGTGCTGAAAGGGGAATTTACCCCAATCGGTGCTGGAGTCTTGTTAGTAACCATCAGAAACTTGCGACTTATGCCGTTATTGTTCCTTGATATGCTATCTAAACACTGTGTAATTGCTTCTCCTGCAGTTTTAGAAAGAATACTACATATTATTAATTCACTAAGACCTAAACAGTCTAGTGATATTATTAATTCTGTAGTTTTAGCAATTTGCGGGCCATCAGGTATAATGTTTGGATTCTCTCCAGTAATCAGTGCTTTCGCACTAGAAATCTGGTTGATGAATATAAACTACAACCTTCTTGGTTCTGCAAAACTGGTAGCCGTGGTCGAAGAATTCTTTACGAATCTCCAACTCGCTAACAAACAGAAATCCCTAGAAGTTGCTGAAAATAGATATGAACATCTTCTTTCCAATTGGTGAAGATATACTTTATTTGCACCCTTTAAGGTGCAGATCAGTAAATACTTCCCAACGGTTAGTTGGATGAAACATTTCGATTTTCAGTTTCCTCATTTATTGCTAGCGGTTCTTTCTTGACCGCTTCTAGTTTATGGGCCAAGCATGAGAGCTTATTTAGATAAGTGACGAACGTTGGTAACTGAACCATACTATACGTATTTTGAAGAATGAGGTCCATATATATGGATCTCACCATGGCAAAGGGACCTGCCGGGCCCATGGGTATTGTTGGACTACTTTAGAACCATTGGGACAACCAACGATCCTTCATTCGCCTCAATATCATTTGAAGACAGAAATAGGGTTCTTGACTTATTCGCTCAGCAAAATGCTTTGAGCAATGTAATAATTCAAGAAGCCGACTCTGCCTATAATTTCTATCGACACGAAGCTCAGAATATGAGAATAGTACTATATAACCCTAAGATAGCAGGGAAGCCTGTGTTAGGTGTATCTTCCAAAGCGGCATAGTGGTGCAAGTCCACAGATACATCGAATCTTATCGTTGAAACAAGATCATGCATGTTGCAGGTACTAGAAACCTGATCAATTTGGAAAGGGC